AGGGTATTAGAATCGCACCGCTCGGCCAGGCACTAAAGTTTTGTAACAGTCTGACGTACATCCCAATACATACCCCCTCCCCACCAACTCAGAGGAAATCGGTAATACATTCCTAGTCTGCCCTGCAATTGAGAATCACTTGCAATAAGCCACTCCCAAAAGGCCGGATACGCTAGGACAGGAAGAACCTCATTGGTAGCTAACCCTTACAAGACGCAATGCCACTGATCTCACGACCTGAAGCCGCTGCAGCGCTCGGCGTCACCGTGGATGCGGTCTACAAGGCGATCAAGGCAGGCCGCCTCACCGCAGTCACAGCAACCGATGGCACGGTGCGCGTCAACAGCGAAACCATGCGAGAAGAGTGGATTCGTAATACCGACAGCACCAGGGTGCGCATCGGCCTAGGTGTGCGACCCACCCGCACCAGGGAGCCGAAACCGTTACGCCCCAGGGAGGAGCGTGTGCCCAAACCGCATACCCGCATCACCCAAACCCAGGAAGCGATCCCCGACTACGACGAAAGCCGCGCTCGGACGGAGCACCTCAAAGCCGAACTGCTGGAGCTGGACCGTAAAACCAAGGAGGGCCGCCTCATCCCCCTGGAGGAGGTGCAAAGCAAATGGGTCGAAGTCGTCGTCCAAGCCCGCACCAAGCTGCTGGGCATCCCCACCAAGGCCAAGCAGCGCATCCCCGACTTGGATGTAGACGCCATCAACATCCTGGATGACCTAGTACGCGAGGCGCTGGAGGATCTATCCGAGACCGCGCCGGAGGACGACCAAGCATGAGCAATGTCCAAGTGCTGGAACGTGCCACCTGGGCAGCGTTCAAACCCCCAAAACGCCTCAGCTTGAGCGAGTGGGCCGACAACTATGCGTATTTAAGCGCTGAATCAAGCGCAGAAGGCGGTCGTTGGCACACTTTGCCCTATCAAAAGGGGATTATGGACGCCATAACCGATCCAAGGATTGAACAGGTCACTTTGATGAAGAGTGCCAGGGTCGGCTACTCCAAGATCCTCAACCACGTCATCGGTTATCACATCCACCAGGATCCCTGCCCAGTGATGCTGGTGCAGCCCACAATCGAGGACGCTCAGGGGTATAGCAAGGAGGAGATTGCGCCGATGCTGCGCGACACCCCCTGCCTGCGCGGCGTAGTCAGCGACGCCAAGGCCAAAGACGGCGCCAACACCATCCTCCAGAAGCAATTCCCTGGTGGGTCGCTGAGTCTGGTGGGCGCCAACTCACCCAGGGGGTTCCGTCGTGTGTCCAGGCGGGTGGTGCTCTTCGACGAGGTGGATGGCTACCCGCCCAGTGCCGGCACCGAGGGTGACCAGATCAAGCTGGGCATCCGCCGAACGGAGTATTACTGGAACCGCAAGATCGTCGCCGGCTCCACGCCCACGATCAAAGACTTCAGCCGAGTGGAGCGGATGTTCCAACAGGGCGATCAGCGGCGCTATTTCGTGCCATGCCCTGACTGCGGCCACATGCAGTACCTCCGCTGGAGCAACATCAAGTGGCGCGACAACGACCCAGATACCGCCAGCTACTGCTGTGAGAGCTGCGGCGTGTGGATCCCGCACACCAAGAAGCGCTGGATGGTGGAACGTGGCGAGTGGCGCCCCACCGCCCCAGGGAAGCCCACGGGTAAGCACATCTCCTTCCACATCTGGGCCGCCTACTCCTACTCCCCCAACGCAACCTGGCCCAACCTTGTGGAGGAGTTCCTGGAGGCCAAGGCTGACGCCGAACAGCTCAAAACCTTCGTCAACACAGTCCTAGGGGAAACCTGGGAGGACGAGTACGCAAGCAAGATCGGCGCCGATGCGCTGAGCCAGCGTGCCGGCAAGGAGGAGTACAAGCACACCGTCCCACCCGCCCAAGTCCTGACCCTCACCATGGGCTGCGACGTACAGGCGGATCGCCTCAGCCTCAGCGTCTGGGGTTGGGGCCGCGACGAAGAGGCCTATCTGGTGGACAGGGTGAAGCTCTATGGCGATCCCACTCGCCCGGAGGTGTGGGCGCAGCTCGACCAAATCCTGCAAACCCCCTACAAGGGAGAGGATGGCCTGGATCGTCGCATCCAATGCGCTGCCATCGACTCTGGCTTCAACGCCCACGTCGTCTACCAGTACGCCAAGGAGCGGCAGCAGCTGGGCGTGATCGCCATCAAGGGCATGTCAACCAAGGGCAAGCCACCGCTGGGCAAGGCAACCAAGGTGGATGTGAACAGCAAGGGTCGCACCGTCAAACGCGGCGCCCAAGTCTTCCCCGTGGGCAGCGACACGGTGAAGTCCCTCCTCTTCGCCAGGCTGAAACACAACGATCCAGGGCCTGGGTATCTGCACTTTTACCCCACCACACCCCTGGACTACTTTGAGGAGTTGACGGCGGAAAAGCAGATCCTGCGCTTCCGTAACGGCTTCCCTGAGCGCCACTGGGTCAAGAAGCCCACGGTTCGCAACGAGGCTGTAGACGAGCTTGTTTACGCCTACGCCGCTCTACATCGCCTGTATCAGGTTTACGACAAGCGCACCATCTGGGATCAACTGGAACGCAAGTACGACACCCCAGGAAAGGAGCATGTACCAGAGAAGCGCCAAATAGCAGCTCCCAGGCGCAGTTTCGTCAATCAATGGTGAGGCTAGACTGCCCTTGGTAACAAAGCGCCCACCCAGGTGAAGATTCCAGCGCAGGTTACAAATGGCGACACGGTGAGGTGGATTGACCTAGCCACCGTGGACGTGTTTGGCGCGGCGCTGGACAGCTCCACCCACACCTTGGTGTACTACATCCGCGCCAATGCCAGTGATGCCGCCGAGACCGTAACCGGCATCACCAGTGGTCAGAACTGGTCCTTCTCCTGGACCGTCAACGAATCCACCCAGGGGACGTACTACTGGCAGGCCGTCGCCACCTCCCTGGCTGACTCCAGCAAAACCACCCTGGGTGCGGGGAGCCTGGAGATCATCGCCTCCCTGGCGTATAGCGGCACCGCTGCTGCCTATGACGGCCGCAGCCAAGCGCAAAAAGATTTGGAGGCGGTGCAGTCCGCCATCCGCACTCTCTTGGCGGGCGGTTCCACCAAGGAGTACCGCATCGGCAACCGCTCGATCAAGCGCTACGACTTGGCCGAGCTGCTGCAGCTTGAGGCCAAGCTCAAGGCTGATGTTGCCAGGGAGAACCAAGCGGAGATGATTGCGAATGGCCTGGGCAATCCCAGGAATATGTTTGTCCGCTTCAACGCCTAAACCATGGGACTGCGTACTCGTCTGCTCAACGCCCTGGGTTTCGGCAAGCAAAAACCCCAGGCCCGCCGCGCCTACCAGGGTGCAATGATCAGCCGCCTGACGGCGGATTGGCTTGCGACGCAGACCAGCGCCGACGCAGAGATTCGCACCTCCCTGCGCAAGTTGCGCGACCGCTCCAGGGAGCTGGTACGCAACAACCCCTACGCCCGGCAGGCGAAGCGCACCACGCAGATCAACGTGATCGGTACTGGGGTGCAGATGCAATCCCAGGTGATGCAACTGCGCGGCAACAAGCGCGACGACAAGATCAACAGCCTTGTGGAGAGCAAGTGGTCGGTGTGGTGCCGGCGTGAGCACTGCGACGTTGCAGGCCGCCACAGCTTCCAGGAGATGGAGTGGCTTGCCGCAGGTGCCCTCCCGGAGAGCGGCGAAGCGCTGTTTCGCATCATCCGCCGCCCCTTCGGCAACAGCAAAGTCCCCCTGGCCATACAGATCCTGGAAGCCGATCTCCTAGACGAGGAGTACCAGGGTGGAACGCTCTCCCCTGGGAATGAGTGGCGTAACGGCGTTGAGGTGAACGAGTGGGGCCGTCCGGTCCGCTACGCCATCCTGACCCGCCATCCAGGGGATTATTGGTTCCAGAACACGGCACAACGCGCCGAGAAGCACATCTTCTTGGACGCGGGGGATGTCATCCACCTCTTCCTACCGGAACGGCCCAACCAGAACCGAGGCGTCCCCTGGTTCCATAGCGTCATGGCCGATGCCCATCAGCTCCAGGGCTACGAAGAGGCAGCGGTGATCCGCGCCCGTGCCGGCGCCTCGTTGATGGGCTTCATCACCAACAACGAAGGTGAACTCATAGCCGACGCCGTTGAGAACAACCAGCGCATCACAGAGTTTGAGCCTGGGACGTTCAAATACCTCAACCCAGGTGAAAGCGTGACGGTGCCAAACATCGACTCGCCGGACCAGCAGTTTGAAATGTTTGTGCGCAACAAGGTGCGCCGTTTCGCCTCTGGCTTCGGATGCTCCTACGAGACGCTGAGCCGCGACTTCTCCGAGACCAACTACTCCTCCTCGCGCCTCAGCCTCCTAGAGGACCGTGAGCACTGGCGCGTCGTTCAGAACTACCTGATCGAGAACTTCCACACCAGGGTGTTCCGCGAGTGGCTTGCGCTTGCTGTCCTATCCGGTGAACTGCCCTTCCAGGACTACGAGTTGCGGCCTGAGCGTTACGACACCCCCAAGTGGCTCACCAGGGGCTGGAGTTGGGTTGATCCCTTGAAGGAAGTGAAGGCGTACCGCGAGGCAGAGCAGGCGGGCTACATGACCAAGGCGCAGATCATTGCGCAGACGGGTGGTGGCGATTACGACGACAACATCGGCATGCTGATCTACCCCGTGTACCGCAACTACGCCGCCAACGTGAAGTACTACCACCGGATCGGGGTGAAAGGGATGGAGTACGAGAGCACCGACGGCAGCGGATCCACGTTCCGCGTGCGCCTGCCCGCCGCGGGCCACGCCGGAGGAGCGCACCGATGA